CTTTCATGCTTGATTTAACCTCGTAAAGTTTTTATATTTTTCAAATTTAACTATGTCTGTAAACTTATCAAATAGTATATCACCTTTGTGTGATATGATAAAGATATTTTCTTTTGTCATAGTCTTTATTATTTTAAAGAAGTCGTCTGTACCTTGGCCATCTAAACTACTATCAAAAATTTCATCTAATACAAGTAAGTTTGTGTTTACACTATTTTTCATCTTAGCAATATGTCGCCAAGTAAATAGTAAAGCAAGGTCTATTCTCATCTTCTCACCCTCACTAAAGTTATTGTAGTTAAAGGTATCTCTAAATCTACTCTTAACTGTTTCATTAAACTCCTCATCTAAATGAAATGATATAAAAAAGTCCATAGATTGTAGATATTGATTAATTAATGTATTCATAATTGGTACATATTTTTTAATAATTTGTGATTTAGCACCTTTATCATTTAATATGTTTCTTAATACATCTACATACTTTTGTTGATCTACTATCTTATCTCTTTTAATTTTATTTTCTTCTAAATCCAATTTTAAATTTTCTAATTGTTTTTCTATATCTTTACCGTCTGATTGTTTATTTTCTAAAGATTGTATTTCTTCATGTATGTTATTTGAATACTTGTTCAATTCTTCAACGGAGGTTTGTAGTTTAGACACCTCAACATTCATCTCATAAACTTTTTTAGATATTTTATCCATGGCCAATAAGTGTTCTTCTTGTTTGGCTATTTCTTCTACAAGCTTTTTCATACCTTCGTTTAAAGATGTAACCTTTTCCTTTAAATTAGATTGTTTATCTTTTCTAAATTGATCATCTATTGGTTGTGTACAAGTAGGACAATTATCATTTTCATTAAAAAACTCTAAGGTCTTTTCGTGTGTAGATAGATTTTGTTCTATCTTGGCCTCTAGTTTAGATAGTTTGGTCATCTTAGCTTGTTCTTTTGTTTGATCTTTTAAACTATCTCTATCTCTTTCTAACTCATCATTGATCTTATCAATCTTTCTATTGTAATCATAGTTGGCTTGGCCATTTTTCTCTAATAGTCGTTTCTTACCATCTAGGTCGTTCATATTAAGGTCGGAGATAGCGTTGAAGTGTTTTAACTCTGTTTCGTACTTAGATTCTATAAGATCACACTTGTGACTTAAATCTGTAACGTTTCTTGTTAACTCTGATTGTTGAGGTCTTAATATTAAATCCATAAGTCCGAATACTCTTATGTCTAATATTTCTTCCACAACCTCTCGTCTGTATCTTGGTTTCATCTTCATAAATGGTTCGTATGAAGAAGAACCTAATAGTACCACTTGTAAAAATGATCTATAGTTTAATCTCATTATATTGTTTTCTAAATATTTTTGATAGTCTATACTATTGGCGTCTTGATTTAAAAGAGTACCATCTTGATATATTTCAAATATATTAGGTTTGATACCTCTCTTAATTAAGTACTTCTTTGTACCAACATCAAACTCTAGTTCAATTAAACAATCACCATCATTTACAGTATTGACCATTTGATCTTTTTTAATAATTCTAAAAGGTCTATTAAATAATACAAAACACAAAGCGTCAAGTAAGGTTGACTTACCAGAACCATTAGTACCAACAATCAATGTGGTGTTTGATGAATTTAATTTGATTTCTATTGGTGTATTACCAGTAGATAGAAAGTTTTTATATTTTATATTTTTAAAAGTAATCATTCACTAGCCTCAACATAAAGTTCTTTAGCAAATTCTTTTAATTTATGTTTATCTAAATCAGTATCTACCTGTTCGATATAGTTGCTTAAAAAGGTTAATGTATCTTCACCTGAATCTAATATATCTTCTCTAACAGTAGATTTAATATCAGTAGGGTCTTCTACTATTATTAGTTCATGTACATTTATATCATTATAAAATTTTTCTATAAGTTTGTTATAGACTTCTTCATTTGTTTTTTGAGATACAATTAACTTAACAAAACAATTATTATAGTTTTCAAGTCTTTGGTGTGTATAGTCATATTTGGTATCATCATATATAAACTTTTTAAATATTGTATTTGGATTTGCAACTCTTTCTAGTTCTCTTGTGTTTGTATCAAAGATATGAAATCCTTTTGGACATTTGTAGTCTGACCACATAATCTCATATTGAGTACCTAGATAATGAATATGGCCATTATCTGATTTTTTATGAAAGTGTCCTGATAATACTTTTTCAAATCTTCTAAATTGATTGCTTTCTAGGCCGTGTTCGTTCATATGGCCACCATGCATTTCAAAGCCTTTTATTTCTAAATGACCAAAACATATATCAGCATTTGAGTGATCTATGGCATGTATAGAATCGTCATAATTGTCATCACATATCCAAGGTAAAAATTGTATTTTAGTACCATCAAACTCCACCTCTCTTGGTTGTGTGTATATTTTAACATTTGGTCCTACATTTAAATTTTCTATGGCATTTACTTCGTTTGTATTCTTATAATAAGTATCGTGGTTACCAATAATAATATGTGTATCTATTTGTAAATCAGCTAGTCTATGCCAAAACTTTTCTCTAAAGTTGTGTGCTGTATTATGGTTTATAAACTTTCTTCTATCAACAACATCACCAAGGTGTACAAGTGTCGTTATATTGTTTTCTATTATATATGGAAAAAAGACCTCATCATAGAATTTGTTTTGATATTCCATAAAAGCAGGTGAGTCGTTTCTACACCCAAAATGAGTGTCATTCAATAGAGCGAGTTTCATAATTAGTTAAAAAATTTTAATGTAGTTTTCTTTTTTTTCTTTTTTTTAATCTTATCCTTTTTTACAGGTTCTTCCATCTTCAAGTTTTTTTGTAAGAACTCTCTAAATTGATTTTTAAATTCACCATCTTCTCCAGGTTGTAATGTCATATCATCATAGTTATTATCCATGATTAATCTGTGTTTGATTGTAACCTGTTTCTTTTCTTTTTGTATTCTTCTTATAAAAGCAAAGTAAATGATTTGTGTAAAGTAAGCAAAAGGATTACTTGATTTAGCCGGATTAAAATTGTGTAAATATTGTAAGCAGTTTTCTATACCATCACTAATCATATCATCTCTAAATGTATAATTAATAAAATTAGGTCTGTATGATAAATGATTCGCTATCTTTAAAAAACAACCACCAATATAATTAGTTACTCTTGGTTTTTCTTTTTTTTGTTTTTCTGCTTTATCTACTTCTTTTTTGTAGGCCGTCATGGCCTCTAAAAATTCTTTATTGTTAACGTAATGTTCCGTTTTCTTTTTTGATTTCATAGTATTAATATAACATAATAAGTATTATTTGTCAATGGCCATTCAAAGATTATTTAAGTTTAAATCAGCATTGACTTTTAGTTGAATTTGTAATATAATGAGCGGTGTAGCGTATTCAGTTGAAGATACTCCAGCTTAGTGTAAAGTATTATTTCCATCATCCACATCATCTATAAACTCATCCAGTATTTCATTTACTTTATCATTATCTCTTTGGTTAAACATTGTTCTTTTATAGTCATTGTCCTTTCTAGGAGCTTCAAGTTTCTGATAATCATTAGACATATGATTGAATGTTTTTTCCATTTCGGAACTGGCATTTGTGATTGTCATTATCTTTTTTATTGGGATAGTTATAACCTCATCATTGGTGTAGGCCGCCCATTTAATAAGAGCCACATAATCTTTAAACCCTTGTGGTGTTAATTGAGGCACATATTTAATTAGTAAAGGTTTAATCAATCTAATTAAACCAGTTGAATCTTTTAATTGTTCTTTAGGAAAGGCACAAACAATATCGTCACCATTATCAAGTTTTATTACCTTAACATCTGTTTGATTTTTTGACATATCTATTTTAACTCCACGTTATGGATTTCATAATCAAAGTCTTCTTCATTGTATATATTTATCCGTTCTCTAAAGTGAGCCAAGGTGTAATTCTCTTTATCATTATAGGTCAGGTCATCCGAGATATCATAGAGTGTGGCTGCCGAGTTATCATCTTTTAATCTCAAGCCTCTACCTATTGATTGTAAATTTCTTATACGAGATTTACTAGGACTACTAAAAATGATATTATGAAGATTCCTAATATTAATTCCGGTTGAGAAAGTGCCGTAACTAGCAACAATAATGGCTCCTTCACTTTTTTCAGTAATAGTTCTAACTTGTTCTCTTTCATCCGCTTCTACTCCTCCATGAATATAGAATATTTTTCTATTCTGTGCTTTGTCTTCGATTAACTCTTTTAGTATCTTACCATGTTTCTCAACGTATTGAAATAATAATAACGTATTACCATTTAAAGATAATGCCAAATTTCTTATATATTTATTTCTCTTATCATTCGAAACAAGATAGTTCATTTCTTCTTGGTAGTCTTTGCCTTTTAAAAGTTGACAAGCTTCTTTATCATGTTTTAAAACTAAACACATAATTTTTAAAGCGGCCAACTTACCACTCTTTTGTAATTCACTTGTTGATACCACCTTGTTGACTGTTCCAAACAGTCCTTCTAATACAAGTTTATGTGTTTTAGTACCATCTAAAGTACCTGTAAGACCTATTCTATACTTGCATTTTTCTAGTTTAGTCATAATCTTTGTTAATGAAACTGCCTTAAATAAGTGTGCTTCATCACCTATAACCATGCCAAAATCTTTAAACCATGTTTTAGGTAGATTATATATCGATTGCCAAGTTGTAATTATTACTCTTTTGTTTGTTTCTTTTTCATGGCCTTGATAGATTCTATGTACATTTCTTTCACTATTGTAACCATAATCTTTAAAATCTTTAAACAGTTGTTCTACTAGTGAAGTGGTCGGAACAATAATAAGTATCTTGTTTTGTTTGGTATCTTTGAGTCTTAATAGATTAAATATCAACATTAGATATATAATTAAAGATTTACCTGAGGCAGTTGGTGATAAAAGTAAACATCTATCAGTTCTAATAGAGTGAACAAAGGCCTCTCTTTGATAATCTCTGACTTCTATATTAGGTATTTTTAAGGCTTTAATTAGATCATCTACTTTTTTATTATCTACTTTTGTTTCTTTAATCTTTGTGCCATTAACAACCTGTACATTATTATCTTCACACCATTTTAATATGTAAGGGTATAGGCCGGCATAGATTTTGCCTGTAGCATAACTGAACAATCTTATTTTTCCATCCCATACTCTATTCCTATATTGGGGCATAAACTTAAAACCTGGTACTTCAAATGTAAAGTACTCTCCAAGTTCTCGTCTAATATCAGCATCAGCTTCTATTTTTAAATAGACTTCATCTGGTTTATCTATGATAAGGTATCGTATTGTTGTCATTGTTCAAAAACATTAAATTGCTCCAGATGTAAACTTTCTCCAATCAATAGCATTTTTAATTGTAAACCCTCTATTGCCTATTTGTCTAATTGTTTTATCTAAAAAGTCAACTGTTGTGGAAAGATAATCAACTTTTTGTTTCTGTCTTTGTAAGTCTTCGTCTGAATCCAAATACTTATCAATATCAGTTCTTAATATTTTTAGATCAAATGGTTTTAAAGCATACACAGCGGCGTCTGCTTTTCCTGTATAGTATTCCCATTTGTCTTTTTTCAATACACTATATTCCGTTTCAGCACGACTCAACATTAACTTATATTTTGTTAAGTGTTTTAAGTATTGGTTGTGTAGTTGTGGTGTTTTCAATGATTCTAAATCTAGTTCAGTATCATTTATTTTTAAGTCTTTATCAGCTTGTTCTTGTATTTTTTCCAAATCCATAATATCTCCATAATAACATAAAAGCTTTAAAAAGTAAAGTTTTTACGAAGTTGTAACGCTAGTTGTAGATGAACCTACATTAGCAAAGTCATATATTTCATAATTAAAATCAACAGTTGCCGTCAAGTATTGAACATCTGTTGCTTGTTGATTATAGTCTAGTCCTGTCAATGAAGTAGGAAATAGATTTTTAAATCTTACTTCTAATTGAGGGTTGTTTTTACTTGTAAGTATTGTAAGTGTAGCGTCTGAATATGTGCCACCTACATTTGTCGCACCATATTTTACTTTACCAATTTCTGTACTAACTGATTGGTTCTTTGCTGGAAATCTATCATTACCAGATGAAACCAAATTCTGAAATTCTGAATAGTCACGTGGAAAACCTAAACCAATTAACCATCCGTGTATCTCTTGAAAGTTCTCTAAATTCTCATCAACAATAAAAGACATACGTAAAGGTTCATAAGTTAACTTGTCACCAGGTAAAGGTATATCTTTAAAGGGTGTTTGTTGAGTTATATTACCACCTAGAGTAATTCCTGGTACATTAACACTAGTACAAAAATATTCTACTTTAGGAAGTTTAAGAATACTAAATTTAAACTGTGTAGGTGAAGCGTAATCTGTTGCTGTTGGTTGACGTGATAATGATCTATTAGTTGTCATAATACTATTTAGTAGAGTTTTTATCTACTTCTTCCCAGTCTTTTTC